CCCTGCATCTGCTGTGCCCTTTGAGCTGCCTGTTGCTGCATATCGAAGGCCATCTTTTGACGCCTCATGTTTTCAAGTGCAGCAGCGGATTGCATGTAAGCTTGAGCATCTTGGTTGAACTGCCCAAGTTCTTTGGCGCTCATGTCACCGATCCGAGAATATCTTTCAGTCAGCGCAGGGTCAATCGGTTGCCCGGTTGCTTGGCTGTATTGCTCAACCTGGAACATATTGCTTTTGGCGGCATCTCTTCCTACGGTTTTGGCGTTGATGTTATCCGCTAAAGAACCAGCAGCTGTCACCATGGCGCTTCCCAGCTGTTGAGCGCCTTTTTGGTAGTTTTCACCAACCTTGAGGTAGGTTTGAAGCCATCCAGGAGGTAGCACTTGAAGCCCACCACGATAAGAAGCAAAAGGAGTTGCCATATTAGTCTTGCATGTAAGTCAGCTTTTCCTGCGCAGCCCAAGGCACAAGGTGAGCAATGTTTTCAACGGTCATTCCAAGCTTGGGGCATGGCACGAATTTAGCAGCGTTCTGGCGTCGATCAAGACAGCGAGTGCAGGCATGAACATAATCGACGTTATGCATTTTGTTAGCCTTTTCCTGCCATCCGTCAGCGGTCTTTTCGTATCGCTTATCATCGTAAGGCACTCCATGGCTCTCCAGGTATTCCCAGACGTCATCATGCGTCCAGTCACGCAAAGGAAAGAGCATCGTGGCTTGACCTGGAACGAATCGAGCTTCGATCCTGGTGCCTGCGTCTCCGCCTAGAATAGGGTCAGAGTCACAGCCTTTGTGGCCTATCCATAAGGCTTGGAATGGCTGCATTTCAAGCGCCTGCTGTTTAGGACGCTTCAGGATGTCCAGAGCACATGTCCAGGGAGCGTTTTCGACGGGTTCTACAATGCCGGTCGGACAAGTCAGCGAGGTGCTATTGAGTTGGTAAAGGTTCTGAACCTCAAACTCATCATTGGTTTGCTGGAAAGCAGACTCTTGAGGGTGCCAGGTGTAAACCAAGAGCTTCCAGTCACGAATCAGCTTGTCGTGAAACTCGTATTTCCACGGCTGCCAAGGTTCACGGAAAAAGATCAACGGCAGGTCAATGCCGATGCTCCGCATGATGTGAAGCAAGGCCATGCTATCCTTGCCACCAGACCAGCAAACCAAGCTGTTAGGAAAGTGGCGGATGCCGTCTGCGATGAGTTGGCGTGTTTTGTCGAGTTTGGTCATTAGATCAAGGCGGCTGCAATCAGACCGGAACCAGCAAGACCCATTCCTGCGCTAATCATGCCGCTTCGGTTAGCTGCATTTGCAGCACTGGCAGCACCTCTAGCTTGTGCTCTCTGAGAGTAAACGTCCGCCGACATTTGGCTTTCAGGGTTGAAGAAGTTTCCACCTGCGTTGTATCCGGTCAGTCCTTGGCCTTGGCCGGTGAGTGCCATCAGGCTTTGCAGGCTACCACCCCCCATCATGTTGGAGTAGTATTGAGGCATTCCAGAACCTTCCAGCTGTGCTGCTGTTTGACCTGCGAACTGCCTGCGCTGTTGCAGCCTTTCCTGGCCTAGCCCGTATTGGTTGAGGATCTCTGAGCCAATGGCGCGATTCGTTAGACCTAGCCCACGTCCTGCAAAGGCAGCGCGACTGGCCTGTTGAGCTTGCCTTGTCTCTTCAGGCGACAAACTAGCACCTGCGGCTAGGTCTTGCTCTGCCTGCTGTTGCAAGCCAGAGAGCAAGCCTTGCGTTCCAGCAGTTTGACGGAAGGATTGCACATACTGAGGCGCAAATTGCTGCATCTGCTTCAGCTCTTCAGCGCGTAAAGCGGCTGTGTCTTGAGCCTCCATTTCGCGGAACTGAGGAGCTAGTTCCTGCAAGGTTCCAAGGTAGCCAGGAGTATCGCCAACGCCAAACAGACCGCCTCTCAGGTTCTGCAAGTTCATTTCGGTGAACTGCGGCTGATATTCCCTCTCCAGAGCTAGCAGTTGAGGAGCGATTCGAGCCTGACTTCTCAGTGCAGACTGCATCTGCGAACTGTAAGACGGGATTTTTGGTGCAGAAGCTTTAGAACCCATTTAGTTTGGAGTGTAGAGAGTTGAAGGAATAGGCACGATAGCGGTCTTGCCCATGACGCTGAAAAACAAGGTGCTCCAACGGAAAAGGGCACGCTTTGAACATATCCATCATATTGCCTGCGGCAAGATGCACAAACCATGCATTTGGTTTGTCAGCTTCGGTGAATACGTCCACTCCATCCCAGAAGACAGGACGAAGCAGCAAGAAGCAACTAGGTGAAGAATAGACATAACCATTTTTGAAGTATTCGGCTAGCAACTGCTCGAACGTGTCACCGTCCGAGTTCCTGGAGAACCAAAGAGCTGCTTTTTGCCAAGGTTGCATCACCAAATGGACTGGACGTGAAACTCACCAGAGGTTGAGGTGACGATGCCGCCAGTGTCATAGCTCACAAAAGCAAAGCCATTGACGGTTTTCATGATGCTGGATGGCACATTGCTGACAATGTTATTAACCTGAGGAGTAAACAGGTTAGTTGATGAGGTAAATTTCACCGCTGACAGCATCACGATGTAAGCATCTGCTGATGGCGGCTTGTTAGTGAAATTGACGTGGATCACGCGAGCCGTATCTTTGCCATAGGCAGAATAGACGTTAGTTCCAGCTAACAAGTTATGCTGAAACCAGCTAATTGCAGCATTCGTTTGAGCCGTTGTAGTTGGCGTCACGATCGTGAAAACGCTAGAGCTGACGACAGTTGCGATGCTATACCAGCCAGCCGTTAAACCCGTTCCAGAAAACCAAGCTACATCATTGACTCGGAAACCATGCGCAGACCTAGTAATCGTCATGGTGGTAGAGCCTGACGTTCGGTTATAGGTGCCTGAAATGGTTGTGAAGTTGGCGTCAATGTTTGCCCAGGCTTTAATCAGGCCACCTGTGGTTGATCGTAGTTTATTGGAGTCGGAAACGTCCTTGAAGAGGAACTCGTCTCCTGCGCCAAGTTCCACCGTCTTCAGATTCGCTGCAATGTCACCTTGGATGCTGCCTGCTAGCGTCGATTGAACGGTGGTCGTTCGCTCATACCAAGAGACGTTTCCAGAGGCGGCTCCACTATCAGTGACAGTGATCGTAAACGTATCGGTTCCCGTCACCGTAACCGAGTAAGTGCCAGAGAGCGCCGTGTTGTTTTCAATGATAAACCAACGGCTATTACCAGTCGTTAGGCCATGTGCTGCCTTTGTTACCGTGAGAGTCGTCGTCACCCTAGTATAGGTGCCGGTGACGGCTGCCTGTCCTAGAGTGGCGTCATTATTTGCGCTAATTGCGCCATTTAACGTCGAAGCACCGTTGAAGGTGGCAACAGCTCCAAAAGTTGCGGCAGCGTTGAATGTCGCAGTGTCGCTGCTGGCGTTGCCAAACGTTGAGTTTCCGTTTACTTGAAGCTTTCCAATGATTTCAGCATCATTTTGAACCTCAAGGTCAGCCACTCTCGTTGCTGGCAAGTTTTCCGCCAGTTTAGCTACTGTAATTTTCTTCACCGCTCCGCCGTCAATGTCATTGATTAGCAATTCGTCACCCGTGGCAGGCGATGTCAGCTCGGTTTGCTGCGCGATGAAGTCAGGCAAGGGAGAAGCTCCCGTGACGTGGTTGTTTAGGTCAGTAGCAGATAGCGTTTGACCGTTGGAGAATGCTGGCGATACGCCGGATTGAAGTTTTGCCATGGTTATTCAGCAGATACAAGGTTACGTCCTGTCACGGTAGCGTCTAACGAGTAGCTTCGCAAGATTGGCCTACCTGCCAAGCTTTGGAAGAGAATGTCAGCGGAATATCCTCTGCGGCCAATGCGAGTTCTGACGGTTTTGTCTTCGTCAGCCGTAGCTCCAAAGCGGATAAGCTGAACCGTAGTATCAGGGTTAGTGATGACGACGGAAATCGTCATATCGTCGCCTTGGTTTAACACAAAGTCTGACTGTAGGCCGCTGAAGCGTTTTTCGTCGAAGGTCTTGAAGTTGTAACGACGAGTCAAGATTTGCCCATCGACAGGAATCGTCGCAGCACCTTCCACGAAGGTTGCTGAGGTTGCTCCTCCGATTGTGCCTAGCGTTGCCGTTCCTAGGACAGGCGTTCCTGTGCCGTCGTTGATCTCGTCGTAATCCTCCTCCTCTAACAAGAAGTAGTTTCCAGCCGATACGGCATACATTCGCTTGCTGTTGTTATACAGTGCCTGAAGTAGGTTCTTGGGCTGCATCTGCGAAGGGTAACTGTCCATCGACTCCCAGGCTTGATTTAGCAGCGAATAGACGAGAACGGCATTGTTCGACGTGCCAGAATCCATTGGCACTGCCAAGTAGTAACGGTTGTTCCAGAATAGGCCGCAAGAGCCACTAGAAGCCGTGGCGTTGATGCGGTTCACTAGGTCGCTAATCGGCTCCGAGAGCGGTCTTTGATCTCCAATCAATCGCAGGTCGAGAGTGTGCGAGAGTTGGAAGATGCCACGGTCAGAAAGGAAGAATACCTGCTGGCCTGCTAGCTGGATCGAACGTCTGGCAGAGCATCCAAACTGCGTGGTTAGCGTTTGAATAAATGAGTCAGCATTTATTCCACGATCAATGCTCGCGGCAATGGCAGGAGGTGGCAGGAAGGCATAGTAAATGCTGTTTCGTTGGAAGATCAGGAACTTGTCCTCCTGGAACGGCACAAAGCCGACTATGTAATCATTTGAGCCGGTATTGATGCGGAACTGGTCAAGAGTGACATCAAAGACGTTTGGCTCGTAGAAGTTTGACGCTGCGATCTCATCACGGCTAACGCAAAGCACGATTCGACCTTGGAAATACATGCCAAAGTCAGCTGGAGGCATACAAACGTCGTCTCCTCCTTCAAGGTAGGGGTATTGAGTGGCGTTCGCTTGTTCTACCACGCTCACCGTGCTGCCATCCCAAACGAGAGCGGCTTTTGCTTCAACGCTGGTAAATGTCGTGTGGGTCTTGTTGCCAAAAGTCGCCGTGACATAAGTCACCGAATAGACGCCAGCGGCTAGCGTTGCCGTTTCGACAAAGTAAGACCCTGACAAGTCTTGATGTCCAGGGACATAGACAATGATCTCATCTCCGACTGCGTAGCCAGGATTGGTTGCGCCGAATGTCAGCGTGACGGTTGATCCTGTGCGGCTAATGGCTGGCGAACCCGTAATGGTGAGAACCGAATTACGAGAGTAGCCGCGAAGGATATACACCTTGTCAGCAGCCTGGAACGCATCGCACGGGTCAGATGCAGTAATACCTCGAACATAAGTCGTGCCGCTAATCGTGCGACTCGGAAAGGCATATTTCGTGGAGAGGTTTCCTGTGCTGGTGTCATACGCATAAAGGCCGTCTGAAGCGACTAGGATCAGGTATTCAGTGCCAGCGGCATCCAGGTAAGTGCAGCTTGTGTGGAAGTTTACACCAGCCGTCACGAGGCTAGGAAGCGTCAAATCACGGCAGCCAGACCGAACGGCAGCGTTTCCCCTATCCATGCGGATATTCTTCGCAAACTGGACGTATCCAGGCTGGATATTGACGGGATTATCTCGGCTCGCCATGCCGATAAAGCCTGAGTCTCCATCCGTTTGATAAGGGGTGTTTGGCATAACCTAGTTTTCCACTAAAAAGGAAGGCAATCAAGACGTGGCTTCTGCGTGCATGGCATCTCTGCCCCAAAACGCACCTGCTGACTTCCAGCCTTCCTTGGCAAAGGTTTCCATCACTTCTAGCGGCATGGTCGCACGAATCGGCCAGGCTGTGTGATTCCCGTTTGTCGATGGCGCTAGATCAATCGCAGCGCCTCGGGCATGTAGGCTAGGCAGTGAGCCGCCTCTCATGGTCCGGTTGTTGAAACAACCAGCATATTCTTTCAACAGCTCGGGATGGCTTTCTGCTAGGCTTTTGAGGATTCGCCCCAAGCTATCTGCCACTTTGTGATGGCAGCGAATGCTAGAGACTGGCTTCCCGTCGAACCGGATGCCTAGCCCTTTCACACTAAGGTTGGTTAGCTGCGATTCATCACCAGGAGCACCATAAAAAGCGTTTAGGCTTTTCTGATCGGGCTTCGGCCATGGATTAGGCTTCGGCATGAAAGCAAGCAGGTAACGCTGACAAGCAGCAATGGATTTTGGACCCCAGAAGCCATCAGGCTCAGTGCCAATCTTCTCCTGAATGCGTTTGATGCCGTAGGTTGTCACTTCTTGGGAGTGATAGCGACAAGAGCAACGCCAGCAGCGGCTTGAACGAGTTCACCGACTACATTGGACATCTCGGGAGGTAGAGGAACGCCAAAGGCAGTCAGGATCGTGACAAGACCAAGCCAGGTCGATTTCTCGCGGAGTTTGGACAGGATGATTTTCATATTCTTTGAGGGGTAAAATAGCGGTGTGTAGTTAGGCCGTTTCACTTCTTCATTAGGTTTTTAAGCGTCTCCAGGATGATGACCGTTCTCTCGTCGAGACGGTTCAAAACGGCGCTCTGTTGTTTATCCGAATCCTGGAGAGTGATGATCTCACGTTGTGCCGTCTCAATTGCTGTTGCTTTGGCGCTGGCTAACCAAGTAATGTAAGCAGCGGTTCCCAGCGATGACATAACCACCGTTAGCCAAGCTGAGTTGATTTTGATCAGGCTGCTCATTGGTTATCTATTGCTTTAGCGGCTTCAAACCAGTCTTTTACCTGCTCATCAGTATAACCTAGAGCGGTTTGGAAGCTCTCCACGACGGGATGGCTACTATTCACGGTTGCTGCCTTTTCCCACCAGGTTTGAGCCTGCCATTTTGCGTTCACGTCGGAGATACTAGCAATGTATGCACCAATCTGAATACAGACGTCACGACCTAGAGCTAGGCGAAGTGCTGCCATTGTCACCGAGATAGGCGGCAAAGGCTTTGCAGGTCGATTATCCCAGGCTGCTTGAATCTGCGCCATGGTAGGCTTTGGCCCGTTATCCAACATGGTTAGACCGGCATATGTCTCTGGAGAGAGCATAAACGGCCTTCCTGGGGCTGCTAGGGCTACGGCTTCGTAGAATTGAGACTCTGGAATCATGGTGTGTATTCGATCAGCAAGATAGACGATGCACCTCGGGCAAAGATGTTGGAATCCGTGTCGGTGGCTGAACGGTTGAGGAATACTGAACCCGTCGTGTTTGAGCTAAGCTGAATGTTGTAGGTCGTGCTTGTTGTTACCCCTGGCAAATCATCAGCCACAAGAGCGGCGCTTTGAAACTGTCCGGCTTGGTTTGTGTAGCCGGTTGTAGTCACTCGGCGTCGATTTCCAGCCGTGTCGCCTTGCAGGATGGCTGTCGAGCCTCTGAGAATATCAATGTAAGCCGCATTGTTGGTAGCCTGCCCGACGCTTAACATCGCCACGATGGCAATGCGGTTGCTCGCGCTGGCAGGCGTGATGCTTGCCGAAAACACGGTTGCAGGTGTTGTTCCGGTCACGGTGGCTGTATCCGTTTTAACCGCTGCGACTACCTTCACGATTGCACCGCCACTTCCAGCAGGGGCTGCAAAGGTGCCGTCGGCTCGGAGAAAGTTAGTTGTTCCACCGCCACTTGCAGGCACTAGACCGGCAGCACCAGAGGCAAACAGAGGCAACGTGACATCTGTTCCCGTGGAAGACTCAAGCAGTCGGCTGGCTGCGGTATAACTTAAATTGGTTGCAACATTGACCTGCGCTCCAGCTTCGATGCCGTCCAGCTTACTTGCGTAGGCTGCGGTCATTAGCCCTTTCTGCGCTGCCGTAGCGTTCTGAATGTCATCGGTGCCGTTGGTATGGCTAGCAGCGTGAGCGGTTGGAGTTCTCGCATTACTCAGTCGGCTATCATCTCCAGCAGCAACAGTTCCAGCTGTTGTTCCTACATTTAACGTAGCAGCTCCGCCAAGTTCAGCCTTAGTGCGCAAGGCAGAAGCCGTGATCGTCGCCCACCAAGCAGCGATGGCTTGAAATACCCTCTCAGCGGTAAATGCTCTTCTAGTTGTGCTAGTTCCTGCTTCAGCTTCAGTTTGTGAAATCGTCGAGGCTGTCCATTCGCGTGAATCACTGAGCCTGGAATCGTCACCAGCGCAGACGGTGCCAGCCGTGGTGCCTACGTTTAGGTCAGCAGCCGTTCCAAGGGCGTTTACTTCAGCAATGACGCTGTTTATTTTGGTTCTGACGGAAGAACCGCTTTCACCGTTTGATACTGTGGAAATAGGCATGATTAATCAATCCAAGTTAGGTCATCTCTCCAGACTCCAACATCATCCCAGAGTCCAGTGGCTAGAATCCAGGTGCCAGATGGCGGAGGAGCTGGTTTAACATACGTTGAGGCAACGCCTAGAGCAAGACCAAGGGAAAAGTTCATACGCCTGGAAGGGTTACAGAGGCCGTATTGCTCGCAGGTCCATTCCCTGCTGCATTGTATGGAGTAACGCGGTAGGTGTAAGTTTCACCATTAGCCGTTGGTATATCTTCATTGAAAACCAAAGAGGTAGTTGTGCCAACTGGACTGAAAACAGATGCGTTTTCCCTTTCAATTTGATAGCCAAAGCCTGCGCTGCTTGTCTTATCGCTAGCGGTCCACTCCAAGTTTGCCGTAGTGCTTCCACTGGCTGCGCTAACAATTAACACAGGTGCCACGGTCGGAGGCGTGAGAGGTCCAGATGCTGTTTTAGCAGCACCATTCCCAACGCCTAACGACATGGAGAGAGCTATCATTACTGCATCTTGTATGCTCTGACAGCGCCGGATGACAGGGTAAAGGCTGTGATGCCAAGGCCATTATAAAGGATGGTGCCTGCTGGAATCGTAAAGCCAGTCATGGCGTCACCAGTCTTTGCGTTCTCGGTAAAGACACTGAACTGAGCATCAGCGAGCACTTGCACAGCGTAGAACTTGCCAGTGATGGCCGTTGTTCCTGTTTCGACGACGACGCCAAGAGCTGCGCCGGTATGACCTGAGATTTGGACGTTCGTATTCATTTTAGTAGGTGTTGATCATGTTCATTCGGCGGATTTGACCCTCAGCTCTGAGAACGCGGTCAATCTGAAGCATTTTGACATTTTCAGCTTCAGCTTCGGCCATGGCTGCATTGTCCATCTGCCCTTCGGTTCTGAGGTAGTCAGAAAAGACTGCCTTGGTGACGTAATCACCGCAGAAGTAAGGGATCTTGACGATTGACCAACTGCTAGGCGTCGAGTTCGGAGATTGGCCTTGAGAGGTTGCCGTGGTGCAAGTGTAGAAGTTGCCAGCACTCGCTGACGTCGTGGAAGGCAGAAAGCTTCCTGTGCCAGTGCCGGTGTCAAAATAGATCTGCGCTCCGACTCCGTAAGTCGCATTGGCGCTGTATGGTTCGCCTAACAAATCAGGCTTTGGTTGGCGATACTCGACCCACACCGGCGTCGTCGAGTCCATGATGATGATCCTGCGGTTGGTGCCGTCGTCATCAAGATAGTAAGCCACAGGCACAGCTCTAGCTGTCACCTTGGGGTTGAGACTGTAAACCTGCAAAACATCGCCCATATTGCTGGTTAGGTTAATGTAGTCCACGCCTTCAGCATCCGTGGTCGTGGTCATTTCAGCAACTCGCACAATGTCAGGCCAGGGTTCTTGCTCCCAGATGTGAGCGATACGTTGAGAGGCA